ATCAACATCAAAAGACGAGCTTGCCGTTTTATTTGAGATGGGGCAGACAAGTCGCGTAGCCAGAGGAGCCATTATGCTAGGACCGCGTGGAGCCAAGGCGAAAGGCGCTACCGCCGAACGGGAGCTGGCTGGTATCCTCACCGAATGGGCTCTCAGCGCCGGGATCAGGATTGAGCTGTTTCGCAACCTGGAACAAACGAGATCCGGGGGCCATGACTTGGTCGGCACTGAGCAGTACGGCATCGCCATCGAGGTCAAACGCGTCGAGGCTACGGCGCTGCCTGCGTGGTGGCGACAGGCTGCTCGACAGGCTGCTGCTGTGGGCTGCCTGCCAGTGCTGGCCTGGCGGCAGAACAGACAGCCCTGGCGTTTTCGCGTCCATGCGTACGTCTGGCCGTGCAACGATCCCTTGATTATCGACATGCCAGCAGACGAATTTAGGAAGTGGTTTCTGAGCAAGATAAAAGTTGCGCTGCCTCCGAGTAAAGAGTAGTTGGGAAGCTATCAAAAGGAGATTGCCATGACCGAACAACCGAAGATGACCTTGCCGAACGGTGACGTGCTGCGCGATGGGGACTGGGGCGTGACGAGCGAGGGGGATGTGGTACAGGTTAGCCTTGATGGGCACGGGCTATTTGCTTGGGCAACCCCCGACAACGAGGCTGGTTACTGGCTCACTTACCGACAAGACAGGCGGTACATGAGCAACGACAATCACGTGCTGGACATCATCGCCCGCGCCCCTGCCCCAAGCACCCGCCCCGCTGACGAACTGGACCTGACCAGGCTGTTCAAGCCTGTGGTCGCATGGCACCCAGACACGATGGCCAAAATGCAGGCTTGGGAGCACGGCATTGAGTGTCTGTGCTCGAATGGAAGATGGGCGCTGGCGCCTCGGCCGCATTGGATTAAGAACATCTGCTACCGCGCCAAGCCTGCTCCTGCCGCGATCCGCGCCACAATCCCTTGGGAGTTCTTGCGGGACGATATTCAGCTGGTCGCGCAAGACGAAGACGGTGGCTGGTGGGGGTTCACGCGGGAGGCAGAAGCGCAAACATCTTACTGGTCAGGCACCGAAGCTGTAACCCTGCACTACCTTAAATTTCCGCAGGGTAACGAGCACTGGACCGCAACCCTCCAGCAGCGGCCGACGTAATGCGCGTTCTAGTCTGTGGAGGTGTTGCCTTTACTGATCGCGACCACCTCTTTGCTGTCCTTGACGAGGGGATGCGGGTCAACGGAATCAGCCTCATCATTTCTGGGATGGCGCTAGGAGCTGATACTCTCGCGGTGGAATGGGCAAAGGAACGCAGAGTAGAGCTGGCGGAGTTTCCGGCCGACTGGAAAGCTCACGGTCGAGCTGGAGGTCCTATACGAAACCGGCAGATGCTTGTTGAGGGCAAGCCAAATATTGTTGTTGCCTTTCCAGGAGGAAGAGGGACAGCTGATATGACGAGCAGGGCGCACAAGGCTGGCGTCGACGTATTCTTCGCCGGCAAGCATGAAGGAAGACGCTGTGATTACTTTTTATGTGGACGCAGATAAGTTCGACGGCTTTCGCACCAAGATTCGCGCGTGGCTGGTGGCCAACAGACCGACGGCAGGAATGTCCGTTTTTGCTGAAGACGGAATCATCTACGTGACCAGCGGTTCCTGTCTGCATGAGATTATCGATGACCTTATCGGCGACCAAGTCCTTGCCCCAACGACCATCACGTACGTGATCGATTAGGATGACGTACTACTATCCCAAGAAAGAGGCTGCGTTAGCCGCGGGCGATATTTATCGCTCGCACTTTTCTGTACGAACAGAGCTTGAACCGAGCAACGGCTGGTTTCTTGTTCTGACGCCGAGTAGTGTCGACGTGTTCAACTATCCGTTTGGGCCGATCCTAGAGTTCGCGGCACTGGACCTTACCGCGTACGCGCGCCTACGGAGGCGACCGACCAGCTACAAGGGTACGCCCCTGCTGGCCACGTCTGGATCACCTTTGTTGCGCGCTGACAAGAAACCTTGGGAAGAGTAGTTGACTGTGATGTCACAACTGCTTAGAAACGAGTCATGGCAACCACGCCGAAGCAACTCGAAAGGCACCTCGACATGAAACTCACCGACACCCAGCTGATCATCCTGACGCGCGCATCGCAGCATCCCGAACTGATCGCCATGCCGCTGCCGGACAACCTCCGCGGCGGAGCAGCCACCAAGACCGTGACTTCGATGCTGACAAAGGGCTTGCTGACCGAGGTGGAGGCCAATATCCGAGTCGGTGATCTGGTGTGGCGCGAGACTGGCGACGGCCACGGAGTCACGCTGATGGCGACTGCTGCAGGGATGGCTGCGATTGGCCTGGAGACCCCTGAACCTGCCCAGCCAGCAGCCGAGGTTGCCACCGAAGCAGCGAAGCCTGCCGACCAACCAGCAACTGCCCCCACGGAGGCTGCCAAGCCAGCCACAGCAGCGCTGGGCAAGCCCAAGAACAGCAAGCAGGCTGCTTTGATTGGACTGCTGACTGCCCCTGCCGGGGTAACCGCCGCTGAGGCCGGCGAGGATCTTGGCTGGGAGGTGCACACTGTTCGCGGCGCGATCTTCGGGGCCATCAAGAAGGCTGGCTACACAATCACCTCGGAAAAGGTCGAAGGTCGCGGGCGGGTCTACCACGCTGAAGCCTGAACACAGCTTGCCACAAGGATAGGATTCGGCTAACGCTGGATCCTATCACGTATGGGGGAACAGATGATTAAAGAGTGGCAGATACTAACCGTTGCTCCTTTTGCTGCTACATTTCCACTGATGGAAAAGATCACCGGATGCGTGGTCGATCTTTCCGGCCCACGAAAAGGACGGCCGCTGGTCACTTTCCCAAACAGCGAGCCAGACGCTTGGACGCCCATCACGTGCGTCAGCTACCGTCGACCTAGAACAAGCACGTACGTCGAGCGCGTCCAGCAGATGCTGAGCGGTATTCTTTTTGTCAATCCTGAAATCGCCAAAGACGTGATCGCCCAGACCGAGCGTGGCGAAATCATCCTCGGGGGCAGGTACCTGAAGGTCGCGCAGTTTATGTTCAACGACCGAATGCGCTTTGTGGCCAACGAGGAGCTCCTTAATCTCCAAGAGATTGAGAAGGCATCGTGGCTATCGCGGATGGAAAGAGACAAGCACGGACTGCAGAAGCTCAAGCCAGGGGACAAGGTGCAGATCAAAAACAGCGTGCTGGGCCTTCACGGCACAGTTAATCGTGTATCAGGTGACCAGATAAAGGTCACGCTGGCCAACGGATTCCTGCAATCTGCTGTGGTCTCGCGTTTAATGCTTGACTTAATCCCAAGCTAGGTGCACTGGTCGACGTAATCTGCTGTTGCGCGCTAGGCACGACGCGATTAAATCAAGCTGGGGATGGCCCACGCTAGGGAGAGTTTGCTCAAATCATGGCATCGCTTGGAAACAAAAACGACCCATGGCGCAACCTTTCCAATGGTCAGCATCCGTTTGCCAGCCCGCAGGAGCTGCTTGAAGCTGCCCAAGGGTACTTTGCCTGGTGCGATGAGCATCCGCTCCTTGAGGAAGAAACGACGGCTTACCAAGGTGACGTGACACGCTTCGACAAGAAGAAGGTGCGTCCGTACACGTTGAAGGGCATGGCGGTTTACCTGAACATCGCAGTGAAAAAACTGGAAAAATACCGGCTCGATGATTCGGGTTTTGCTCCAGCCATGGAGCTTGTCGATCAGGTTATGTACACGCAGAAGTTTGAGCACGCTGCCGCTGGCATCATGAACTCCAACTTCATTAGTCGCGATCTGGGGCTTGCTGAAAAGCAGGAGATTACAGGCAAGGACAGCGGACCAATTCAGGTGGAAGAAATCAGTGCAAGGGAACGCGTCAACAGCAAGCTTGCTAGCCTCGCTACCCGAATCTCAGCGGACAGAGATACTGGCGAGCCTCAGCAATGAGGATCTAGCCGATCTCGAATACGACTGGAAGTTCTGGGCGCGAAAAAACCAGCTGGCTCCCGAAGGGCAATGGCTGACCTGGATGGTCCTGGCTGGGCGAGGTTTCGGAAAGACCCTGACAGGAGCAAACTGGATTCGCGAGCGCTGGAAAAACGGCGCCGTGCACATGGCTATAATCGCAGAGACCCAGAAAGATCTGGAAGAGGTTATGGTGCCACGGCTGCTTGAAGTGCATCCTGAGCACGAGCGGCCAGTTGTCAGGTTCAGCCCTGTCCGTATCAAGTGGGCCAACGGCGCTCTTGCTCTTGGCTATAACGGGACCGAGCCTGACCAGCTGCGTGGACCAGAGTTCGACACTTCTTGGGTTGACGAGCTGGCCAAGTATCGCAGGTCGCGCG